CGCGTCTTTGTGAAGCTTCGAGAAACCGTTATGGAACAGGCTCTCGATGAATACATGGACGAGGCTTCGCTGGTGCCCCTGGCCTTCCGCGAGGAAGACTATTCCTGGGTGCCGGATAGTGTGATGGTCAAAGAGGGAGACGGGATGGTCCCCGTTAATCAAAGACCCGAGCTCCTGGATGTTGCACGACACCAAGAGTTCGCCACCAAGAAGCTCCTCGCACTCCGTTGTGCTGCATCTGAGTTGTTAGCTCGTCCTCAAGGCGGTCTCCTCAGTATGTGTCAGATGGTGAAGGTGCGACTGGAGTCCCCCATACCGAAACCTGATCGCGAGAACATTCGCATGGGGTACCAGGTGGCTGTGGAGTTCATTTTCCATCATTTCCGAGCAGTTGAGCCAATGTCCGTTGCCGACTTCCGTAGCTACATCCGTGGCCAGGAGTTTAGTGCAGCAAAGACGGCATGGTATATGACGCGTCTCGATGAGTTGGAGAAGGACAGTCAGCCTAAGGTCCCAATTCAGCCCATTGTCGCCAAGACGGACGAAGTTCTGCCTTTGCGCGATGATTTGGCTGAGATCGAAAAAGTCAAAGAGCGCCCGATTTATCCCATCGAGGCGGATCAGCTGGACCTGATGCGTTGGCTGTTGGTGTGGAAGCGGAATTTCTCCGATCCCTTCGAGATACGGCGTCAAGGCCATCTCTTTACGTTCACCTACATGTTGGATTCCCGTGCCGACCTCCTCGACGAATGGATCGCGAGGTGGAGTGCTGAAGACGGATTCCACATGTTGGCGCTGGGCGACGATAACATCATGATGTTCGTCTGTCACAGGCGCGGTTGGGTGGGCAAAAACGCTCGATTCGCAGCATACGATCTGGCCACTTGTGATAAGACTTGTGGATTGGATGTGCAGCTGTGCTTTGTGGATCTTATGCGGAAGGGCGGGCTGAGCGACAGAGAAGCGAAAGCGCATCTGGAACGCTGCAAGGGCCTGAGGGAGTTGAAGATACGCGGGGAGCCCAAGGACAAGAAGTTTTACTGGAATGCAACCGAGGTTAGTACCGTGACAGGGAACCCCTTGACGTCATTGCAAGCGGTGTTTTGCCAGCTTCTGTTTGTCTGTATGGGTTGGGATCAATGGGTGTCCGGTGATGCGGATGATCCAGAGAGGTTGGCGTTGCTCATTCATGATGCGGGGACTGCGAATGGTCACCTGTTGGAGTGGGAGTACGACATCGGCGATGCTTGCCGCTTCTCGAAAATTACCCGACGAACCTACCTGGGTGGATGGTTCGTTCCGGATGAAGACGGAATTAAGTGGTGCCCGATGGCATGGCTGAAGACGTTCTGTCTGTTCCCCGACACTGAGAAGATCTATGGGGGGGACAACCATATGGAGATGCATGCTGCGGCGATCTCAACTGATGCGGGGATGTTACGAACCCCCATTGGGTCGGCCTTCTGCCAAATGATGAGCCGATTGGCCAGCGCCGCTGGTTTGACCAAACTGGACTTTGAAGAGGCTAAGCTCAAATTGCACCTGAGCAAGAGCTGGTATCAACGCCTCAAGAAGACTCCTCTCACCCTGAAACCTGTCAAGGATCAAGCATTTTATGCGGCTTTGCAGGATCTGTGTTATAGCAGAGGGTTTGAGGATCCCATTCCGGAATGGTTTGACCTCGAGGCAGAGCTGTTTGCGATCAACATCCTGCCGGCCACGTTGGGCACGAGTGGAATCCGTTGCCTTTACCAGCCTCGTTTTGGCGCGCCGAAAATTGCGCGGTCGGGACGGCTGGACGTGTTTGCCGCGTTGCAAAGTATCGTCCGGGACACGCGATTTGCCATCGTTAAATTAGGCTACTCTTATTGCATGCAACATGACAGGCAAGAAGAACAAACAGACCAAGCAGGGCAACCAGCCCATGCAAGTGGTGCAGAGCAAGCGAGC